TTAGCCCCACTTCATCCGCATAGTCCGCTGCACCGGTGGCGAGTTTTATTATGCCTGCGCCCACGGCAACAAGTGGCGCGGTCAGTCCAACAGATAAATCGCGGCCTAATTTACTAAGTGAGGAACCGGCTTTGTCAAAGCCCTTCGCCATGTTACCCAGGGTCTTGCTTACGCCGGAAGCTTTTTTATCGACATTATCAAGTTTTTTGTTTACATCATTGTCTGAAAGAAAAATACTTCCGAATATTCTGAATATCTCGATGATAACCGCCCCCTCACTTTTTACGCCCGTATAGTACCGCCACTTCGTTTCCATCCGTCAAATCGTGTCCGTTTACTACCTTACAGCTCCCGCCCTGTATTTGATTTTTGATTGCTTCTGCTTCGGCAAGAATCTCTTCTGCCGATTTTTTACTTTCCGGTCGTGCGCTTCCGTCGCAAAAATCTTTGAACGGAATGAATGTATCTTTGTTAAAATGCGGATATAGTTGCACCCATGCCTGATACATCTTATCCCTGCTCTTTTCTTCCTTCGCCTTCACGTATAATCTCATGCCTGTGTTGATGTCCAGCCTCAAAACAAAATCAATATTGGAGTACCGGCTCAATAGCGTATCGTATATGTCGATCTCGTCTATTTCGCCGCAAGTTTGAAAAAATCAGTCAATGACGCTCCGGTCTTCCCGATCTCTGCAATGATCGCTTTGATCTTATCTGGCTTCATGTGGGTAACTTCATCCACGGATTGATTTGTCAGGCTTGCTACAAATGCGTTTATTTCAGGTTCAGCCTGCCAGATGCTGGTGATAATCAGTGCGGCAAACTCTGCACCGAATTCCTCCTGCATCCTCTTGACCGCTTCGGCCTTCTTTTTAACATCCTTCTCCTGGATATCAGGCTTTGCAAATATCTGTTTCAACGCATCTTTCGCGCCAATCTTTGCAAGTATCTTTGACAACTTGGGTATATCGCCAAATTCAAATTCCCTTACTTTAATTTCCATAATCTTCCTCCTTTAAAAGGGTGGGAGGGGTTGCCCCCTCCGTATAGGGTGGGTTCCCGCAAATCGGGATTAGCTTGACGTCGTTGTCATAATAATTTTCCAGGGTTCCTTTGTCCGTGTGCTTGCCGCATATGCTGCGGTAAACGTGCAATCTGCGACAACTTCATCCTTGTCCACAAGCGGCCAGTTGATGTTTTCCAGATTGATTGCGTTCTGCAATTCGATGTAAACTCTTCTGCCCGCTTTGGAGTAACCGGTCCATGCAACATATTTGTAGTCGCTGGACGTGATATTGGATGTTAGCTCGGAGCCGGTGATGGATGCCGTGGTGCTGCCGGACGTATAGTTTGAAGACAGGCCGGGATAATAGTCATCTATGTTGCTGTGCAAGAGTTCCAATATCTTCATGTTGAGTTTGGCAACAGATTTTGTTATCCGTATCCTGCTCTTTACCGGCCCGTAATCTCCATCTGCTTCAATCTGCCGATACCCGCGCTCAACGGAAAATGACCCGCCGCCGCGAGTTAGAGCAATATTGGTCATGGATGATGTTGTGGAACCGAACGAAAATACGCCGTCGCCCAGTAAGATATCATCCGGGTCTGCGAACAGTTGTAAATTAACCTTGATCATTTGATAATCCCCCTTTCGATTAGTTTCAGGTAGTTCTTGAAAAGTGCTTCGAAGTCATCATCAGTGGCCTTCAATTGTGTTTTCAGTTCAGCCGTCCGCGCTGCAAACTCTTCGCAGGAACCTCCCCCGCTGTTTAAAAGTTTGCTTCGGCTGATCTGATACTTTATTGTCAGGTCGCTGATGATCTCCGAAAATCCTTTGTTGAAAGCCGCTTCGCCTTTTATGTCAATCGCCTCCTTTACGTTGTAGTCAGTTTTTTAATGTGTTCCAGCATCGCCAATGCGCCTGCGCACTTGTTTTCCTCGTCCCGGAATCCCTGTTGCTTCTTAATGGCCTCTTTCTGAATGCCTTGAATCCTGATCTTTTCACCTTCCAAGGCACGATGGAATTCCGCATATTCAGGTTCTTCGTAGCCGTATACGAAATAGGCTTTCAGCAATGGCGAATCCGGGGAAATTGTGACCTTGATTCCCTTGCCCATTGCGTATCCAAGCCAGTAGACCACAGATGGCATTTCGTCTTTGTATTCGCTGTCAACAGCTTCGTGGATACCATAAAGCATGATTTCGTCGAAGCCCTCATAAATCGCCAGGGCTAACATGTGAGACACGGAGCAAGTAATAAAAATCTTGTCGCCCATGGCGTCTGTTCTATATTTTTTTGTCAATATATCCAGCGGATATTTCACACTGGCCGGGATGTCGTCGTAATGATCTTGCATGTAAATGGGCTGCTCAAAAGTTTTCAGCATGTCATAATGCAACTTGTTTCCTTCGCCCCTGCTTTTCCTTACCCTGATCTCTTCAATCATGTGAATGTCGAATAACCTGTCAAACCTCGGAACGAAATCATATAAATCATTCATAATCCAGATTTCCGTATCCGGATCGTTGTATGGTGCATCTTTCCAGCTTGGGGCATACCCTATGATTGCCACCCTTTTCATCCATTTTCCTCCCTTATAAATAAGCTTGTACTTCGTACCTTAACTGCCTTCTTCTAATCTGCGGGTCCTCGTCGTCCAGTTCCAACCTTGCTTCCCGGTAAAATGTCGCCTGTAATGTTCCGTCTAAAAAATACCTTTTTCTATGCAACCCCGTCGCGTTTACAATGGCGCCGTCGCCGTCAATGCTTCCCGCCAATGTGTCCAGTGCCGTTGTATCTGATTTGTTGTCCAAACAGTCAATTGTTAATGTAAACCGCTCCATTTTTTGGTTCTCGTCTGTAAAACTGCTTCCAAGCCTGAAAGTCACATAAGGAATTGCAGCAGTTTCCGGTACGCTGTCGTAAGGGTAGGACTTTGAACACTTTGTTAAGAGAAACGTCGATATCATTTTTTTCAACTCAATTGTGTTCATCATTCATCCCCTCCAGAATTGATTGTTACTGTGTCCTTCTCGATTTCCTTGATATACTTGGCTGCAATCTCCCGGATTTCAGAAATATGGTCTTGCGCTGCCGGGGTCAAAAACGGCCTTGCCGGGACAGTGCTTCCGCCGAATTCCGTTGCAGTCAGGTTGTGAAGCCTTGTCTTACCGGATGCAGATTTCATTTTGTTCAGGATACCTCTTTGCACCATCTGCCCGCGCTTGTTAATGTAGTACCCTTGCGCCTTCATCTTGGCGGTAAAAACCCGGTGTCCATTTTCAATCATCAGTCCGTAAAACGCTTCTTTTCTTACCCCCACCTGGACGCTTTTGTCTTTCCGTTTAATCCAGTAACCAATCTTCCGCCTTAACAGCCCGGTTCTTTTCTCTGTGACTTCGTCTACATTCGCCTTGGCGGTCTTGGTTACGAACTTCCCAATCTCTTTCAATGCGGCCTTTTCCAGTTCGCTTAATGCATACTTGACATTCGGGACGTTGCTTTTATACGTAAACCTATTGTTAGTCAGGCTGCTCACTTTGCCGCACCTCGCATTTCAGGTACAACCATGCGTGACGGTTGTCCAGGTCTTTCACATCACGGATATTGAAAATCTTGTTGTTATAATTGATCCTGTATAGTTCGGTTTTTCTCGTATCTGCCATGTCCGCTCTGTACCGGATGACAAATTCATAATTGATGTCTGCGGAAACTTGCTGCGCTAATTGAAGCTCTCTTCCAGACAAGTGGTCAACCTTTGCCCATACAGTGGCATGGGTGGACCATGTTTCCGTATGGCCGTGGAAATCGTTGTATCCTATCGCCTGTTTTTCAATTATGATTCTGCTTCTCAATTCGCCCGGATTCATATACACCTCAATAAATCATTTTGTTTTGATCCAATAACGTATAAACAGCAAATTCCAGTTCTTTGCTGATACTTCCAATCAACACCGGTAGTCTGTTTTCGTACATATGGTTAATCAGCATCAACATGGCAATCTTTGTTGACTCCGAAATAACGTCCGGGGTAACTCCCGTATGTCCGCAAACAAATCTCACTTTAACTGCGCCATATGGGTAAGGTGTAAACGACGGCCAGGTAATGCCATAGGATAAACACACTTTCCCCGGCTCGTTAGTATCCACGAAGTATCCGGATAGACTTGCCGTCATGGTAGCTGTTGTCCCAGCTGAATCAATGTAGGTTATGCTTGTGACGGATTGTAACGGTGCTTTAGGTAACTCGATAAAGTCTTCATCCGGGAAGTCATCCAGAACTAAATCCCATGTCTGTGTTGCAAGCGCTCTATGTTGGTAGTTCTCGCAATACTCTCTGGCAACTTTGATTAAACCTGTAATGAATGTGTCTTCCGTGGATGTCGGCGCGCTCTTGATAATGGATACAGAGAAGTTTGCATCTGCTCCCGTGACAACGGCATAGGCTTCTATGTACGCCTTTGTTCCCGTGTACTCCACCTGTTGATTGGTCGTATCGTTGGCTGTCGTCACCTGCGTAAACGTCCCGCCTGCCGTCCATTCCGTAAAGGTCACTCCGTCGTCGGATTCGTAGATATCTACATCCACCGTCGCGCCTGCGCTCAAATTAAACGGCTCCAACAAGACTAAGGCCGTATGCCCTGTGATGCTTGTGCTTGTGCCCGTCAGTCCCGCCGTGGCGTGATATCCTCCGGCAATTGACTGCACAACGGAAATGTTGTCTTCAAACGACGTTGAATCAAGCCGCAAATATGCCTTTGCTTCACTTAGTGTCACAGGTTCATTTGATACGGCGGTCACTAGCTTTAACATGACAATCTCTCCTTTATCATGTTTCTTGCCCTTAATGTCGAAGTGTCCTTGATGTTCTGAAGTTCAAAGTCAAGTTCCTTGGAAATCCGGTCTATTCTTTCCTTCATGGGGATTCCATTTTCCAGTAATCCAAGCAAATTGATTCCTTCCATGGCGGTATCGTTGGTTTGCGGGTCTACAAAAAAGTTGCCGTTTTCGTCTGTCTTGAACCTTATTCCATTCAGTCCAAACTCACCCGTTCTGGTATTGGCGATCATGTTAACCGCAAACAGTCCCTTGACCGGCTCGCCGTTGAAGGAAAAGTCAACTTTTGCCTGTCCGTTTTCCGCTTTAATCGAAATCAAAAACTGATTCATTCCCCACCCTCCCAAATAGGGGCGGGTTGCCCCGCCCCGTCTTGTTAAATCCTTGTCCTCGGACAAATCTGCTGCGGTGCCGCATACCTCGATTCGCCCCTGATGATGACCGCCGATGTATAGTTGGCCGATGTGTTGATGACATTCAGTGCAACATGGGTGAAATCTGAACTTAGGGTCAGTTGGCTGTCCTTGACCTCAATCATGCCCTGCATGTGCGCCGCGCCAATGGTCAGGTCGGTGGTGTTACTGGATGTGATC